AACTCACCGCCCGCCAGCAGCAGATTCTGGATCTCATCCAGACCGCCATCGCACGCACCGGCGCGCCTCCCACCCGCGCAGAAATCGCGGCCGAGCTGGGTTTCAAGTCAGCCAACGCGGCAGAAGAGCACCTGCAGGCCCTGGCCCGCAAAGGGGTGATCGAACTGGTCAGCGGCACCTCGCGCGGCATCCGCTTGCGCGGAGACACAGTGCGCTCCATCAACGCAGCCCGTGGCAACCAATTCAGCCTGCCCATCCCGGGTCTGTCGCAGCTGGTCTTGCCCCTGGTAGGTCGGGTGGCTGCGGGGTCGCCCATTCTCGCGCAGGAACATGTGGACCAGACCTACAGCGTGGAAAACAGCCTCTTCCAACACAAGCCCGACTACTTGCTCAAGGTGCGGGGCATGTCCATGCGCGACGCAGGCATCATGGACGGTGACTTGCTCGCCGTGCAGTCCACCCGTGAGGCTCGCAATGGTCAGATCATCGTGGCCCGCCTGGGCGATGATGTCACCGTCAAGCGACTTCGCCGCACGGCCACTGCCATCGAGTTGCTGCCCGAAAACCCCGACTATCCAGTGATCGTGGTGCAGCCCGGCGAGCCTTTCGAAATCGAAGGACTGGCAGTGGGACTTATCCGCAACACCATGCTGATGTAGCGTGTGCCCCTGGGGCCGCACCGTGGGTGGCGGGCGTTTGGTGAACGGATACAACCGATTCACCAGCCCTGCGGTGCAGGTCCCGTTGAATGCCAAGGCCTCTCAGGCAATGCTTGATGGATCGGCGGAGCAGCTGGCTGCACTGTCGAGGGATCAACTCGCACTGCGTCTGTCTGCACTGGTTTTCGACCACTTTGCAATCCTGCCTATGTTCAACCCCCGACTTTCGGAGTTTTCACATGGGAATTGCTTTGTTCACCCTGTCTGCTGTGCAGAACCCTCTCCGCAGTCTTAAAAAGCTGCTTGCCAACCCAGCCGGTGCCCCCAAAGACAGACTGGACCTGCGGGCACAGCCAGTCGGCATGAGACGTGCCAGGCCAGGCAACGCCCCAGCATCGGCCTCCCGCAGCGATGAAGCTCAAGCCCTGGTTCCCAGCAACTCCACAGAGCCAAAGGCGCAACGTCCATTGCGCGGAAATTGGCCCTTTACCGCCAAACCTCCAGCACGAACGCCGGAAAGCCCGACCAGACCCTCTGCCACCCACCGCTCCTTCCTGCCAACACACATGGCCAGCAGCAAACGACAGGCCTTCTTGGCGTCGGTGGGTGCAGACCACTGCCCACCACAATCCACCCGGGTGCTGCGTCGGGCCTCTGACACAGGCACCTGCCGCCTGGTAATTGCTGGCCGCATGGCCGATGTGTGCGCAGAGCTGGACCGCCTGGCAGCGTCCGAGGCGCTCCGGGCCTGATTCGCAGAGCGCAGCAGGCGGCACGAGCGCCAAGCCCTCTTCTACGCCCCGCGCACCAAGGCTGCGGCAATGTCAGGCAGTGCTCGATCCGCAAACGTCTAACACCGGGGCACCGGCAGGTCCAAAAATCTGCGCCGAGCTGCAGCAGTCGTGGTGCATGGAACTCTCTGAGTGCGGACTTCCGTGCACGCGCAGTGCAAGAAATACGTCTGCGGGGCCCATGCAGCACTCAGTCACCAAAAAACCGCAGGCTTTGGTATGCCCAGCACGGCCCCTGTGGCATTCCCCTGCGCCCGTCAAGGCACAATGTCGGCATGAATATTGTGATCCTCGATTTTCATATTCTCCAATGAAAATAGATTATCAACCCAATTACCTACGCTGAAACCTACGCCCCTTTCAGAACCACCCTACCTCGCGGCACCATGTATTGCATCGTTTACCGGCTCTATGACGGCCAGGGCAACCGGCTGGATAACGAAGTGGCGCGAAGCAATGGGCAGCGGGGGTGGCTTGTGTATCGGCAAAAGCGCCCCGTCACTGGCGAGCCGTTCTGCCATGCTTTGCTGCTGCCCAAGGAGGGGGCGCCGGATCATTCTGCCCTGCTGACCCCGCTGAATCACGCCAGGCTGCGGGCACTTCATGGCGGCCTGCGGTTGACGGGGCAGGACTTCGATGCTGGCCACAGATACCTCAAGCAGGCGTGGTGGGCCGTGCCGGTGATGGAGCAGTAGGGCCCTGTTTCAATCAATGCGTGGCGGTGGCCCGTCATCCCGGCGGGGAATGGCCTGGCGCTGGGCCCGCTCCTGCAGCTCCCTGGCCATCTCGCGCCGGTCTCGGCGCTGGCGTTGAGCGAGCTGGCGGGCAGCCTTGGGAGTGCGTGCGGGTTGCATCACTGCGCCTTTGGCGATGGCACGGCTTCTACGGGCGCCGTGCACGCAACCAGCGCAGTACGCAACAGGCCCTCGTAACCATCGCGGCGTTCAATCTCTGCCTGGGCGGCCTGGGTGAACTGGTCCACCGTCGCCCCCGGCCTCAGGGCCTCGGTGGGCATCACTGGGCGGGCGGGTTCTTTCTCCTGGCAGGCCACAGGCACGGCCACGTTCACGCGCTGGATTTCCACACGATTCCCAGCCGTACCGCAAGCCGATAAAGCGCAAGCAGCTATCAATGCAATAGCGGTTTTCATGGCTTCACCCTCCCCTTGAGCCAGTCATCCACCCGGGCCTGCGCACTGGCGCACGCGTCACCCGGTACCGGCGCGGGCGTGGACAAGATCACATCGGCGCGCTGGTTGTGGCTTTGCGCTGCGCTGGCAGCGGCCGCACGGGCGGGCGCTGCCACGATGTAGCGGCGGTCTGCCAGCTTGCGCAGGTCATCCACCGATGCAGAGCACTCGCTGGCCACTTGGCGGATGCCGTTGCGCTGCGCTTCCATGTCGCGCAGGGCGGTCTTTGCCACCGCGGTGTCGTCGCGCTGGCCCAGGTAGGCCCAGCCCAGCAGACCATTAGCTGCGAGGCTGATGCCCAGCGCCACCAACATGGGGTTGATGGCGGGCATCACAGCAGCACCGCCTTTGCCGCCTCATACAGCGCCAACCGGTCGGCCAGGCCGTTGGTGCCGCCGTTGATGCGCTTGGTGATGCGAATGAAGTCGCCGAGGTCGGCAAAGGTGTTGAGCTCGCGGCTGTGCCAGAACCATGCGGCGCTCATGGCGGCCAGGTCGGGGCGCTCCAGCAGTGCGGGAAAGGCCTCCAGATCGGGCACGTTGGGCAGGTATGCGGCCAGGCCGTCGCGGGTGGCGCAGTAGTTGGCGCGGCCGGTGGTCTGGATGAGGCCGCGCCCCATGTAGCGTTTGCCGTCCCCTGGCTGGGTGTTGCCCAGGTCTGCCCTGCCCTCGTACCGCTGCTGGGCGGGCGTGGGGCCCCAGATTTCGCGCACGTACACCAGGCGGCCAGACTCGTGCCCGATCTGGGCCAGGAAGGCGGCCAGCCGGGCAGGCGTGTTGATGGCGAAGGTTTCGCAGGCCTTGGTGATGTGCGGCAGCCAGTCATCGGCCCTGGCGGCGGTGCAGCCGGTGGCGGCGCGCAGTTGTTGTGCAGTGAGCATGAGCTACCCCTTGTTGTTGGTGAACTGCCAAGGCGTTCCACCCGACCAAAAATGCGATGTGACCCACTGCACCTGCACTATGGCCAGCGCAAGAAGCACTCCAAACCATGGCAGAGGCCAGCCCACCAAAGGCCAGGCCATGCCGAGCGCTGCAACCGTGCCCAGCGCCCAAAACGACAGCCGAATGGACGCCCGGGTGCGCCGGGTGGTCTTTTGCATGCGACAGAAGACGGTGATGAAAAGCAGCAGGCAAGCAGCCTCGTGCGCGAAAAGTAGATGACTCATGGCTTAGCTCCCCCACCAACACGGGAAAGCACAGCCTGCAGCGCTGCGCCTACCGCCTCAAACACCGGGCGCCATCCGTTGCCCAGCGCGCCAATGGCAAAAGCCACAGGCGCCAGCGCCTCGTTGGCCGGGATCTGCCACTGGCTCTGCAGCACCAGCGACATGGCCGACGTGAGCGCTACAGCCGTGAGCGTGCACCGCAATAACAGCCAGAAACCAGCCGTGCGCGTCATGGTGTCGGCAGCACTGAGCGGCCATAACGCACCAGCCAGGGCGGCAAATACGATGAGCGCATATGGCCCAGCCATAGGGCCGAGCAGCGCTACAGCCAAGGTAGCCAGGCTGATGCCTGCCGAAGTGGATGTGGTCAATGGTTCTGGCATGGGCTCCCTCTGGTTTGTTGTTTTAGATGTGATCCCCGCTGGGGTCGAACGGATCCAGCAGCGGCTCGGCCCAGGCCGCCACCGCCTTGCGCCAGCCCGTGCTGGTGGCGTTGTGGCGCTTGAGGCGGCTGGTGACCGTGCCCTCGCGCGGCAGCTCGGCCAGCAGCAGGGTGAGCACAAACACGTTGGCCAGGAAGTCCAGCGCCAACCCAGCGAACAGCACCGGGTAGCCGAAGGCCTTGGCAGTGCGCGTGAGCAAGCCGGCGTCATTGGCGCGCTTGAGGCTCATGACGGCCAGGTAGAACACCCACAGGGCGTAGAGCGTGATGAAGCCCGCGAGGGCGATGGCGATAGCGGTCATGTCGGTCCTCTTCAGACGATGAACTTGCGAAGCGCTTCGATCTGCTCTTCGCACTCTTTCAGTAGCCTGTAGCCCTTGTTCTTGAGGCGCACGTAATCCAGCGGCACGTTTTGGGCCTTGGCCTGGGCCTCCACCATCAAGATCAACCCCTCGCGCACAATGCGCTGCGGGGACTCGCTGGCTGCCTCGATGGCGGCGATCTGTGCAAGCGCCATCTCTGGCGTCATTGGGTCAGCAGGCAGCGGCACACCACCGGCGGCCAGCCATTCCCGGTACAGCAAAGTTTCCGGGTGGGTTCCAAACTCCACGCTGTCCAGAATGGGCACCTTCGTGTCGCCGTCTTTGATGACGTAGCTGTCGTGGGTGAGCTGGTAGGTGGTCATAGATACAGCCCACCTGTCGCAGTTGACCCGGCAGAATTGCCAGGCAAAAAGCTTGCGCCTGCGCCCGCCACGTCGATTATCGCGTTTGATGTAATCTGATACCGAACTCCAGTTGCGGACCCGCTGTAAGTATTAGAGACGCAACGAACAACACCTAGCAAAGCTGAAAAAGCAAAAGCGCTAGAGAAAGCAGGCGTTCCGGATAATGTGCAAGTCAAAACGTTGCACTGAATTTCACCACCGTTCGCATAAAGGTGATAGCCACCTCCAGCAGTAATTGTGTATGACACAGCACCAAAATCAACAGTAGCTCCACGTCCGCAAAAAACATGGGCATTGCCAGATGGCACGGCGCCATAATTTATACCCTCAAGGAAAACATAAGTAGTCTTCCCCAACAGATTAAATGCATTGCCAGAAGTGGTTGTAGTTGGCGTTAGCTTTTTAACCCTATAAATCCCAAGAATTGAAACCGCACTAAACGCATGAGCACTCGTTGTAGAAACAATTGTGTTAGATGGCGTTGTTTCGTTGCCAACAATAATAATTTGCCCAGACCCTACAAATGATTTGAGCGTATTCGATCCAGAGTACGTTCCATCGGCCAGCCGGATCGTGATGTCAAAGCCGCCGTTATCCAAGGCACTGGCAACGTCGATAGCTTTTTGAATCGTAAGGAAAGCACCACCGCTGGTGTTCGTCAATCCGTCGCTGCTGTCGCTGCCATCCGTGCGCACGTAGTACGTGCGGTTCGCCGTGAGCTTTTCGCGGAACAGCCCCCGCAGCCAGGATTTGAACTGTGCGAACGTCCACACCACAAGCCCGAAGGACGCGGCACTATCCAGATAGCCCATCTCGTCGGCATCGGCAGGAGTGACCTTGCTTGATGCAGCGTGCGTCAATGAAGCAATGTCGGCAGCGGTGGCTGTGGCCCCCGTCGCGCCGGTTGCGCCGGTCGCTCCCGTGGAACCGGTTGGGCCAGTCCCGCCAGTTGCTCCAGTGGGCCCAGTGCCGCCAGTAGCCCCCGTGCTGCCTGTGGCGCCAGTTGCCCCAGTTGGGCCGGTGGGTCCAGTCGCCCCGGTGGCGCCGTTGATCCCGGATGTGCCGGTTGCGCCTGTAGGACCGGTGGGTCCCGTAGGGCCCGTGGCTCCCGTAGCACCAGCAGTCCCCGGGTTACCAGTGGCACCGGTAGCCCCTGTGCCACCCGTCGCGCCCGCAGTTCCTGTAGCACCAGTCGCGCCGGTTGGGCCAGTAGCGCCCGTGGCGCCGGTGGGCCCGGTTGGGCCGGTAGCGCCCGTCGAACCAGTACCCCCAGTTGCCCCCGTCGGGCCGGTTGCACCTGCAGTACCTGCAGCACCAGTCGCCCCCGTTGCTCCGGTTGCACCCGTAGCGCCTGTCGCGCCAGTCGGCCCTGTGGCCCCACCGCCACCACCACCCGACCCTGGCGGCCCCACATAGGCCGCCGCAAACTCAGCCTCTACCGAGGGCCGGGGCGCAAAGGCCAGGTCCAGCGCAGGCGCCACTGGCGCAAACTTGAGCGCGATGATGGGCTGCGTCATGGCGCGGGCGCTTCTTGGGTGATGTTCTTGATCACGATGAGCTGCGCCGTGCTGGACGGGATCACATGACCGTCGGTGCTGCGCTTGAATCGCACGTCAAACAGCGCATTGCCGACGGGCCAGGCGCTGGTGTCCAGGCAGGTAAGCCGCAGGGCGCGCGTGGTGACGGCATCCACCCACTCGCAGGTCAGGCTGGCCACCAGCGTGCCGTCATTGGTGCGCACCTGGCTGGCGGGGGTGTAGTCGGCAAAGTAGCCGTCTGCAAACTGCGTGGGGATGGTGACCAGCACATCAAAGCTGGCGCCGCGCTTTTGGGTGTAGGGGGTGGAGCAAGACATGGGGCGGTCCTCAGATGTACGCAGGGGCAATGCCGCTGATGTCGCGCACCAGCTGCATGTCGGCAGCTGTGGTGCGCTTGGATGCGTTGGCGCCATGCTGGCGCCACAGGCGGCCCACCAGGGGCACGTGCACAGGCAAGCTGGCGGCGGGCTGGGGCACGTTGGGCCGGGCCACCAGCAGGCTGAGCAGGTAGTGCGACAGCCAGCCGCAGCCCAACAGGCGGTGCAGCACAGGGGCCACGCTGGCGCGGCGGTACAGGACCACGCCGTGCACATGCATAGGACTGTTGCGGTGGCTGCGCTGGCTGTAGCCGCGCGTCGCGTGCTGGGGGGCGCCCAGGGCCAGCAGGTTTTCGTCCACCAGCAGCTCACCCGCCCAGGCAAAGGGCGCGGCGGGGTGGGCCTGCAGTGCGGCCAGCAGGGCGGCAAAGGTGCCGGGCAGGATGCGGTCGTCAGGGTCTGCATAGCTGACGAATGGGGCGCTGCCTTGGGCATAGCCCTGGGCCAGGGCGGCGCCCAGCTGGCCGTCAATGCCGGGCAGCCAGTGCTGGTTGACGGGCTCGCGCGCCAGGTCGGCCCGCAGCTCGTCGGCCCAGGCGGCGCTGTGGCTTGGCATGGTGAGGACGTGGCAGTCGATGGGGTGGGTCATGGCTGCGCGCTCACTCGGGCAAGGGGATGGCGTAGGGGTTGAGCTGGTAGCCCGGGCGCAGCACGATGCGGCCCACAGTCTCGGTGCCGATGCTGGCGGTGCATACCAGCGATGCCCACCAGGGCGGGCCAGACACAGGCATCTGCCCGGGCAGCACGGTGATGCGCAGGGAGCTGTCGCGCTGCACGACCGTGACGCCATCCCAGGTAACAGGGTCGCTGTCGGGGTCGAAGTAGTCGTAGGGCGGCAGGTCGGGCACGTCCAGCGTCCAGGCCCAGGTGACGGCCTGCGATGAGTAGCCGATGACTACGGCATCAAAAGCCGATTCGCGGTCTGCATCCAAAATGGGCACGTAGCCACCCACCAGGCGCCAATCTGCGAACAGGGGGCGGTAGATTTCGTCCACATGGCGCATGCCGGATATGGCGGTGATGGGCTCGTCGTAGTAGATGGCGCCCTGCAGCAGGGCCGGGAACAGGGCCACACCCACAATGCCCGCCGTGTCGGGCGGTGCGACAGGGGATGCGGCGGCGCCCTGCCCGGCCTTTTGCAGCTGCAGCGCCAGGTTGACCTGGCCGCCCGGCACTTGCTGCGCGGGGCGGGATGGGAAAAAGCGGCGGCGCTGCTCGGTCATACCACCACCACGGCCTCGGTGGGCTGGTAGCCCGTGGCCTCGATCAGCAGCACATGGCGGCCACGCTCAGCGGGGAAGGACACGCGCCCTGCCCCGTCTGCAATGCGGGTGGCGGCGCCGTCCAGCGTGATGCTGGCGCCCGCCAGGGGGCGGCCTTGTTCGTCCAGCGCCGTGAAGATGATCTGCCCGTTGGCCACCTCGACGGTGATGCCGGGCTGGATGACGGGGTCGAACGCGGTGGACAGGCGCGTGGTTTCGATGGCGGGGGCGCTGCCCACCGGCGCCTCGATGGCGCAGGACAGCGTGGCGGCTCCCAGGTCCAGGTCGGCAGACACCAGGCGGTGGCGGCCTTGCAGCGGGCTTTGGGGGTGGGCCATGTCCACCCAAGCGCCGGTGGCGCTGTTGGCAAACGACTGCTGCCAGGTGACGCGCCAGCGCGGCCGCGCCAGCCAGCCCAGCATGCGCTGGCCCAGGGCCTCGGCATGGCGGGGGCTGCGCAGCCAGGGGGCCGTCCATTCGAGCTCCAGCTCGCCATAGTCCTTGACCACGTCGGGCGCACGCAGCTGGATGGCGCGGCGGTAGCGCTGGGCGGCGTGGTCAAAGTCATACAGCACGCGCAGCACGGTGTACACGCCCTGGGCGCTGGTGGCCGCCTGCAGGCTGGTGGCGGTGAGCTTGGTGACGGGCATGGCGGGCGCCGTGGCATCCGCCAGCGGGGGCCAGGTGGTGGCAATGCCAGGCATGGCGGCAGACCAGGCGCTGCCGGCGCTTTGCATGAGGCCATCGACCGCCGCGCGGATGCTGATGCCGTTATCGGCCAGCAGGCCGCCCAGCACGATGTGCGCGGTCTCGGTGCGGTAGTCGTCCAGGTCGGGCCACTGCACGGGGGCGTGGGCCAGGTTGGCCAGCAGGTCAAACAGCACCTCGGCAGGGGTTTGCAACAGCTGGCCGGTGGTGGGGTGCATGCGGCCGCGCACGGTGGCAGCCAGGCGCTCGCCATCGGCCAGCGGTTGCGCCAGCTCCAAAAAGGCCACGGCCTGGCCGGTGCTGTCCACACCGTTGCGCCAGGCCCAGTCTTGCGCGGGCACATCGTCGCGGGTGACGGCGTCCACCCCTGCAATGGGGTGGTCTGCCAGCAGGTACAGGCGCTGATCGTCGCTGTACTGGATGGGGGCCAGCGTGACGCTGCCGTAGGCCCAGGGCAGCACGCGCACGTCGCGCCAGCCACCCCACACGGCGCTGGTGCGCAGGGGCAGGTTGTCTGACAGGGGGCGGTCTAACCCGGCCTCCAGGCTCAGGCGCAGTTCGTCGCCCAGCTGCAGCGCCGTGACCACGCCCTCAAACAAGGTCTTGCCGCTGGCAGCGTCTGCCACCGTGGCACGGCGGCGCACAGGTGGGCGCTGGCCCCACAGGCGTGTCAGCTCGCCGTCCTGGTTGCTCAGCTCGGCATCCATGCTGCTGCCGGGTGCGGGGGCTATGCCTGGGATGGACAGGGGCCGCTGCAGCGCGCTGATGGTGCGCAGGCGCGGCACCAGCAGGCCCGTGGCAGGCGGCGCGCTGCCGGGCGCGGCCAGGGTGTAGGCCGCGGCGGCGTCTGTGGCGGCGATGGTGATGAGGGCTTGCATCGTGCCGGGTTGTCAGGTGTAGAGAGGGTCCAGCGTGAGGCTGGCCGACAGCAGGCGCTTGGCGCTGGCGTTGGGCTGGTATTCGTGCACGTCTTTCACATCCAGCGCATCGGTACCGGCCTTGACCAGGGCGGCGTCTTGCGGGTGCAGGTAGTGGGGCAGGAAGATCAAGGGCTCGTCTTGCTGCTGCGCCCAGTCCACCATGGCTACCAGGTCGGCCACTTCGTCTTGCGACAGGTAGCCACCCAGGGCGCCCTGGGTGTCCCAGCTCACATCCCAGCCAACACCGGCACCGTTGTACAGCGCCGCGCTGTTGACGCCCTGCCCGCGCTGCACCGCCCAGCGGTGGGTGCGCTTGCACGATGAGGCGCTGTAGCAGTAGACAGGCGGCACGCCCGCCCACAGCCAGCCAATGCTGCCGCCCGTGGCACCGGCCAGGTTGACGCGCAGGTAGCGGGCCGCGGCGTCTGCCGCAAAGGTGTGCAGTGCAATGGGGCCAGACACGTCCAGCGCCACGGCAGCGCCCCAGGTGGCGCCGTCGTCGCTGAGCTGCACGGTGGCGGTGGCGCCTGCTGGCAGGCTGTAGCGGGCCATGGCCAGCATGGCCAGGGGCTGGCTGGCGCCAAAGTCGAGGGTGGTGCTGGCGGTGGCACCCGCCCAGGCCCAGGCGGACTCGGTGGCGGCCTGCACGTGGCTGGCGGCGTTGGGCTGGTACACCGAGAAGGTGTAGGCATCACCCGCCACAAAGCTGGGCGCGGCGCCGGGCTGAAAGGTGGCCTGCAGCCCATCGGCCAGGCCTGCAATGCCGGTGGCCGGAATGTCGGCCACAGCGCTCCAGGCGCCAGCATCTTTGCGCCAGCGGTACTGGCCCGCCTCGACCGCAAAGGTGAACTTGTCGCCCAACGCGTAGGGGATGCCGCCCAGCGCCATTTGCAGGGTGACGCCCTCCTGGGTGTAGGTGGGCACGGTGCTGCCGTCGGTGGGCACCATGTAGTCGGGCAGCACACCGGCCACGCTGGCAGTGACCCGCCAGGTTTGTTCGTCGGTGCCGTCAATGCCGCCAGTGAGCCAGGCGGGGCCAGCGCCCACGGTTTGCAGCACGGCGGTGTCGCCCACGCTGTAGGGGCGGTTGTTGTCCACCTGCTGGATGCGGATGGTGACTTCGTCACCCAGCTGCAGCCGGTCGGGGCAAGCCACCACCAGACCAAAGCCGAATTCTTTGGTGGAATAGGCTGCACCAGTCTCGGTGTTGCGCCGAGCGCTGACGTAGCCCTGATTGGTAAATGCGGGCAAGTAATAGCCATCGGTGTCCACCCACCAATTGGCGTCTCCATAGTCAACCCAGCAGCCGCCCGCTTCACCGCTGCTGGGGTCAGATTTTGGGACGATGCCCGCCAGGGTGCGCACGTAGTCCATGCGTGCGGAGAACTTGCGCACCAGGTCGGTGATGGACACCGACAGCTGCTGGCGCAGCTCGCGCTGTACCGTGGGCACCGTGCTGTCCACATAGGCGGTCATGTCGATGGTTGTTACCGCGCCCTCGATGCTTTCGGGCAGGCTCGGACCGGCGAATGTCGCAAACGTCGCCCCCTCCAGGGCCAACAGGTCAGCCTTCATGTCGGTGAAGGCGTCATCCCATTCCGTTTCTGCCAGCGTGACAACCGGCAGCTCTGCGTACAGCTCTTTCAGACAGGTGGAGAACGTGGTGGTGATGAGGTCCGCAAAGTCCAGGTCTTTGGCGGTGGTGTAGAACTGCGCCCAGTTGGAGGCATGGAAATCCCGCCGCCACTGGTAAAGGGATTGGAGCCGCTCCAGATGAGCGGGATCAAGGGCCATAGCGTCGTCTCCGGTGATGCCCAGGCAGCTGAGCGAAAGGATGGGGGTAGCCACGTCGCTGCACTTGCAGTCAGCAGGCGGGCGGCGCGAGTAGCGGAAAGTGACGGTGAGCGGGCGCGCGTTGACGCCAAAGCGGAAGGGGCGCACGCAGACGCTGGGCAGGCCATCGCCGTCGCCCCGGTTGACCGGGTTGTATTTGAAGGACCAGCCGCCGTTGCCCTGCCCCGAGTCGGTGATGACAGGGGTGATGACCGGCACGGTGAACAGCGCGGCGGCGCTGGTGTACGGCACGCCAGTGGTGGCCTGGGCCAGAGTGCCAGACACATCGCCCTCCACACTCCAGCGCTCTTGCCCAATGGTGTCGGCATTGACGCAGCGCACGATGACGGCCTGGGTGGGCGCAGCCTCGGGAATCACCACGTCCTTGAGCTTGACGCTGCCGCCGAGCGACAGCAGCCAGGCGCTGGAGCGCAAGGGCACATCAATAGCCGCCTGGCCGCCGATGGTGCGGTCTGCCGCCACCACGCCCGCCACCTCGACCAGGGCCGAGGCGCCCAGCGCCACCAGCAGGTCATGAAAGCTGACCACGGGCGGCTGCATGACGCCGGTGTCGCCATAGGTCTCGGTGGTGGTGCCGTCGGTGACGGTGATGATGTAGCCACCGGTGACGGTGAACACCTTGGTGCCCGACGACACGCTGCGCTGCAGCTCGGGCGACAGGCCAAAGCGCCACTCGCCATCCTTGAAGGTGCGGTAAGGCCGGTACACCTGGGGGTCAAACCCGAACTGAATGCGGGGGCCGTTGGCATCCAGCTCGCCAGCGGTGGACAGGGGCAGGCCGCCAAAGTCCCACTGGGGGCCCGTTTGGGTGGCGCTGCCGGTGCTCCAGTCGTTGAGCAATGCCCAGGCGGTGGCCGTGCGCACCAGCTGGGGGGCTACGGTGATGCGAATGTCGTTGCCCGCGTCGCCGGGGGTTTTGGCGCGGATGCGCACCTCGCGCACGTCCAGCCCCGCATTGGCGGTGGGCACGCCCAGGTCTGCCAGGGTGAGGGAAAAGGTCTGCTGCGCGGCGCCTGCATCCACATCCACCACGGCCAGCTGGCCGTTGCCCACGCCCACAAACTGGGGCACGCTGGCGCGGGGGATGCCATCGGCCGCCACCACCTCCACCTGCACCTGTGCGGCCTCGTGCCCGGTGTAGGCGCCACTGAGCAGCACACGCCCGCCACCGGCCCGCACGGCGCTGGTGCGCTCGATGGCGGTGCTGGCGGCCACGCTGGACGCAGCCAGCGCCACGGCAGTGCGCACCAGGTTGTTGCGGCCAGACAGAAAGCGTTGTACGGAGGGCATGGGTGGTGGTGTGGTCGGTAGGGGTCAGTCAGCGGGCCAGGTTTGCCTGGCGGCGCAGCTCGGGCTCCAGCAGGCGGGCGAGCTTGGCGGGGTCGGTGACGCCGTTGACGTTGATGACGATGGAGGACTGGAGGCCGCCGCCGTTGCCGCCGGTGCCGGAGCCGCCAGCGCGCGGCGGTGGCGTGGACACCCCGCCGTCAGAGCCCTGCATGGAGCCGCTGGGCTGCTGGCCATAGCCCGAGCCGCCCGCGTTGCCGCTGTTGCTGCCTCCGCCCTGAGCACCACCGCCGGCGACATTGAGGCGGGCCCGCTCGATCACGGCCTTGCTGATGGCCTCATTGACGATGGAGAACCAGTCGCGGCTGGGGCCGTTGAGGCCGTTGCCTTCGGCGACACCCAGGGGCTTTCCGTCCTTGAAATACTTGTCCATCAGGGCCAAGGCTTCTTCTTCGGTCAGCCCCGCACTCTTGGCAGCGTTGAACACAAACTCACCCGTGGGCACAGACATCTGCTGACGCTGGCCATTGGCGTCGAGCGTGAAGCCTTCTTTGTCCACGTTCCAGTATTTGCGCTTGGCCTCGGCGGCTTTTTCGAGCGCAGCAGCCTGTCGGTCCAGCAACGCGATTTCGCGCTCGGTGTAGTCCGCACTCAGCTTGTAGCGCATGTTGATTTCATCGAGGGCGTCAACATTGGCCTGGATGGCTTCGCGCGCACCATGCCAACCTCGGGCCATGCGGCCGGTGGCTTCATCGGTCTTGTTCGCAAGCTCTAGCGTGGCCTTGCCGGATGCGTCAATCACAATGCGGTAGCCACGCACTGCAGCCTCGGCCTCTACCCAGGTGGGGGCGATGCCCTTGTTGGCGGCGATGGCCTTTTCAGCCGCCACCTTGAAGGCCGCAGCAATGTCCTCTGCCGTGCTGGTGCCCGCCTCTTTGATGGTGGCGTAGTCGCGTTGGGCGGCTTCGGCTTGGAGCTTTAGGTCGGCAGCGCTGGTGACACCCAAACGGCCAAATGCAGCAGCGATCTGGGCGGCCGCCTCAGCCGCTGCACGGGCGGCATCTTTGCTTGCAGGGGGCGTTTCCCGTAGGGCCTTATTGATCTGCTGCAGCTTTTCTGCGGCCGCCTGCAGATTCCCCTTTGCAATCAAATCGTCATACTCTGCGCGCATCAGGGCGATTGCAGCCAGGTGCGCCTCTGCCGACTGCTTTGCTGCCAGGTCAGCTTGAGCCTTTTTCTCTGTGGCTGCGGCGGCAGCAGCCGCAGCGTCTGCAGTCTTTCCCAACTCCACGTTGGCTGCCGCTACGGTCTGAGCCCATGCCTGCGTCGCAGCACCGGTAGAGCTAACCGCACCCTCCAACCCTTTGTAGCCATCCTGAGCAAGCTGGGCCGAATTGGCCGCTTGCTGAAATGCCAGCTCTGACTTCTTGCCAAGTTCCTCGCTGGCAGCCATGGTCGCCTGAGCAGACAGTCGCACCTCATCAGCGGCGGCCTTGAAGCTGGCCGACAGCTTTCCGAAGGTGACCTTTGCAAAACCATCCATGATGGCCGCCAGCCCCGTCTGGATGGCACTGGCCTGAAATGCAAACGCCTCGCCAATCTTGTAAATCACTGCAAGCACCGAGTTGAACCCGGCGCTCATGACCCCATAGGCCAACTTGACAATATTGCCCGCGTTGGTGGCGTACTGGCCCACCTGATCAAACACCTCGCCAGTGCGTGTGGCGAAACCCTGCAGATCTGCAACCAGCCGGGTGAAATCCACAGTTCCCAAGAACTCGCGCACCCACTTGATACCAGCTTGGAATGCTGTAGCAATCGCCTCACCAAACTTGGCCACCGTGCCATCAGCGACTGCCGATTTAAGCGCTGCCGCCAGCTGGTCCACACCATCTTTGATAACAGGCAGCACGGGCGTACCAAGCACGTTTTTGACCGTATTCCAGGCGCTGGCCAAACCTGTCAGGGAACCATTGAGGTTGTCCTGCATGACCTTGGCAGTAGCGGCAGCACTGCCCTCGGCGCTCTTTAGTTTGGCGGTTAGATCATCCAGAGCGCCAACACCCTGGTTGAGCAGAGCACGCAGCGCAGGGCCAGCCTCCAGGCCAACTGCATTGATTGCCTTGGAGCCCAAGGGGCCAGCAGCAGCCAACTGGCGCAGCGCCTTGTCAAAGTCGCCGGTTGTAATCCCCGCAGCCGCCAGCTCATTTCGAAATTTGCTGGCAGGGTCCGCAAACTGACTCAAGATTGCATTTAACGCAGTACCCGCCCGGCTGGCATCAATGCCCGCATCGGCAAACTTGCCGATGATGGCGACCGTGCTTTCAAGGCTCAGTCCCAGGCTGTTTGCCACCGGCGCGGCGTAACTGAGTGCCTGCGCCAAGCCGGTCACACTGGTGTTGGTGGCGTTCGCACCTAGGGCCAGAACGTCGGCCACTTTGGCCGCATCGGTGAATGCAAGGCCCATCCCCATGACGGCCTTGGTGATGAACTCGCTGGCCTGCCCCAGATCCACTCCACCAGCCGTTGCCAGCTTGAGCACCGCAGGCAGCGCTGCGATGGCGTCATTGGCATTGAGGCCAGCCTTGGCAAGGTTCTCCAGTGCGCCAGCTGCCTCTACGCTGGTGAACTGGGTATTCGCCCCGGCATCCTCGGCCACCTTGCGCAGGCGGGCCATTTCATCGGCTGACGCCCCTGTTGCCGCCTTCACGCGGCTCATAGCCTGCTCAAAGTCACCCGCGCCCTTCACCACACCCACGAACGCACTGATACCAAAGTAGGTAGCAATGGCAGCACCAACCGCCGCCACCTTGGCCTGCAAGCTGGTGAACACCGCAGACGCATTGTCCTTGGCGTTGATCAGGATCTCAATGGGCTTGAATGCCACGGGCGGTGCTTTCGGTTGTGGTGGGCAGGCAATGCAGCGGCTTCAACTGCCGCCGTTTTCAGGGCGGCACTTGGAGGCGCACGGCGCGCTGGGCGCCGTGATGGGGATGGGTTACGCGGCTACGGGGCGGCCGTCGCAGTAGATGGCCTCGCCGTTGGCAGGCTTGAGCACCTCCAGCCCGAAGCTGAGCTGCACGAAGTCGGTGCCCTCGGCAATGATGGGCAGATCGCCATCGGGCGTGAGGGTGACGCGCGGCATGTAGTAGTCGCGGTCGCCGCCGGTGGCGTTGTCGGACACGATACGCAGGGCGCCACGAATCTCGGACGTGGAGCCGGTGGTGACACGGTCGAAGCTGGCAGCCACTGGCGTGTAACCGAACTGCACGACAGAGCTGGCTGCGATTGCACCGCCTTCAACGATCTGCACGCGGCCCGTTTCCAGGTCCACGTTGTAGTCATCACCAGCGTCATAGGTGGTGGTGCCAGCCTCGTTCTTTACCGTGACGGCGGTGACGTTGCGCACGCCCAGCGGGTTTGCAGTGGTTGCGCCCAGCTGGTAGAAACGCCCGGGTTGCACGGTGCGCAGTTCGCCCGTCACAGCCACTGCTGTCTGGGTGCGAGCGGTGCGCGTGCCAGACATCCACAACGCGAAGTTGTCTGGCTTCATGTTGTCGCACACCAACGCGCCAGTGCGGTCGATCTGGACCACCACAGAGGCGTCTTTCTCACGCAGCCCGGTCATGGACGAAAAGTGCTCTGCCTTTTCAGTTGAGATGGTGACGGTGACGCTTGGACAGTTGCCCAGCTCAATTTCGCCGGTCAGGGCACCGTTAGCGTCTTCGGGGTCAAAGTACGCACGGCCGCGGGGGATGGTGTACTTCTGTTCTTCATGAATCAAAGCCATGTTGATCTCCAGATTGGGGATGGTGTTTGGGTTTACTTGGGGCTGCTGATGTAGCTGGCAGCGGTGGCAAAGGTGATCTGGTAGCCGATGAGGCCCTCATCAGCCAACATGGGCTCGGTGACGCTATCGATAGTGAATGGCGTCCACCTGCGGCCGCCATGTTCTCCAGCGTTCCACCCCAGCAGAGAGCAGATGACAGCCGAAAGCGCCTGGTCGATTTGCCCAGCAGCCTCTTCACTTCGACGCACCACCAAAGTGATTTGCCAGCGTGGCGCCAGCATCACGGCACCCATCTTGGGGTCGGCTACCACAGCACCCGGGCATCGCACATCAGCCATCGGGACCACCGAGCGGTCCGCATCCTCGGTGTTGGTGCGAACATCCCAACCGGTGAGCTGGGGAAGCGCTTGCAGGCGCAGCTTGATGGGGTTGGCAAGGGCAAGCATGGGTCAGGCCTTGGGGTAAACCGTCAGATTGACCCAGCCGCCCGCGTCGGGCTGCACCGGGCCGGTGACCTTGTGCACCACGCCGTCAATGACCAGCTCGCTGCCCTCGCGCACGCCCGGCGTGTTGACCACGCAGTAGCCCACCGACAGCGCCGCCACATCGACCGCACGCCCAAATTCATCGGACGCAGTGCGGTCGAACAGGACGCCGAAGGGCTCGCCACCCTGGTACACCGCCGTGGCATTGGCCAGGCGGCGCTGCACCGCGCTGTTGACGCGGGCTTCGAGGGCGGCGAAGGGAGCGAGGGACATGGCGACGCGCTGCGGGTCAGGCGTTAAGGTGCAGCCAGACGGTGGTGGCGCCGTTGCCTGCGGCTTTGGCGGCATAGCCCGCCAGGGTGTTGCCACTGGCCGTGGTCGTGAGGCGCGAGTTGGCCGCATCCCAGTAGAGCAACGCGCCCTGGGCGGGTGTGTCGGTACCGAGCTTGGCAAGCTCGACAACACCTTTGACGCGCACAGCGCCCGTGGCGTTAGCAGCGATATCGGCTACAGCGATGCCGATGCGCACCCCCATGACCACCACCGCGCCACTGGCGACGGCAGAGCCTGGGGTGTAGTCCAGCACGTCGCCGATCTGAACGAAATTTTTCATGATGAGGTTCCTTGGAGGATGGAAGGGGTGTTGGGGACAGGCCGGGCGCCGCAGCGCCCTGCCCCGTCAATGGCTGGGGATCAAGGCCCGGGGTTGCGGGCCAGAGCCTTCCAGTCGAGCGGGCTCACGCCGGCATCGATACGGACCTTGAACTCGGTGCCGTCCACGTTCCAGCCCTGGCGCTGCTCCAGGTAGGGCGCCTGGTTGCCGTCGAGGTAGTTCACCTCCACGGTGTCGTGCGCATTCGCATCGCCTGCGCCATACCAGGCGGTCGAGGACGCTGCATCCAGGCGGGCATCGGCAACCACCTCGAAGGTGTTGCGCACGGTGTTGGGCGTGGTGTTGTTGCGCGCTGCTGCGCCCACTTCGTACTCGCTCTCGCGCACCACGTTGGCAGTGCCCTGCAGCGCGATGGGCACGATCAGGTGCTTCATGCGCATGTTGAGCGTGGCGGTGCCCTGCTTCTGCAGAGCCATGGCTACCCGCATTGCGTCCACGCTGGCCGTGGTGATAGCAGAGCCGGTCAGCAGGTTGCTGTGAGACGCGTGGAACAGGGCCGTGCCGTCCTGCATCGTGGGGTTGGATGTCAGGATGGCGTAGACCAGATCGCCGATGGTGCGGATAGCCGCACGGCCCATGTTGCGCGGCACGCGGGTGAAGGCATCGAGATCATCATTGATGATGGCCTGGCGCGTGATGCTGAACAGCTCGCCATAGGTGGCCAGCACGACGGTAGCGCCACGGTCGCCCATGGTGGCGTACTTGTACTCAGCCCCCTCAGCTACCTTGCGCAGGCTGGGGAACATGTTCAGGTCCACGCGGCTGCCCACCTTGAAGTCGGGCAGCGTGCCGGAGCGGGTCCAGATCTGAAAGGTTTCCTCGGCTTCCTCGTAGCCGGTCAACAAGGCTTTGTTCGCCACGTTGGCCAGCAGGCTGGTGAAGTCGCTGGAACCATGGGTGAAAGCGGCGCCGATGAAAGTGCGCTTGTCCATGCCTTCAGACTTCATTCCTGCGCGGGTGAGACTGGCACGGGCCATCTCGCCCAGGGTGTAGCCACGGAATGGGTTGGAGCCCTCGGCCTTTATCAGACCAGCGCGAGCCAACAGAGCGTTTTCGGTGGCCTTGCGGTGCTTGTCGGTTTCGTCTTCGACGGTTACCACGTGGCCACCGGCCACGGGTGTTGCGCCAGCGGCCAAGTGCGCCAGCAGTTGCGCGCCTGCGGCCTCCACCGTAACGTTGTGATCGTTTTGCAGGCGGGCCATCAGCTCACCCACGCCCTGGCGATCGGCAAACGGCTTGAAGCTGGCGGCGATGCCGTTGCGGCGGGCTTGGTCGGCTGCCAAGATTGCAGCCGGATCGACGACGGCAACTGCGGGCGCAGCTGCTGCCACGGGGGCGGCGGCGCTTCCGCCACCGGCCGCAGCGGCACCAGCAACGCCAATGGCGGCCAGCAGCACATGGGAACGGTTTTTCAACATGGGATCCTCTTCAGCGGAAGGTGCGGCAGCAGCCGCGGGAGTGCCCTGCACCTGCGCAGCGGCAGGCACAAAGCGGTAACGGGAAACAGGCATGTCGCGCGCAGCGCTGGCGGCGACTGGGTTGGCATCGGTGATGGCGTCAATGAACTTGGCGGCCAGCGCCTCTTCGGCAGTGAAAAAGTGGTCTTTGCCGTCGGTGAGCAGCGCGAGTGCGCCAGGCTGATCGCCGGTCTTGGCGGCGTAGCTCGTGGACATGGCAGTGGCCCAGGTATCGAGCTGGTCCGCCAGTTCGCGCAACTCGGCGCTGTTGCCTGCCGCGTAGGTCCAGGGGGCGTGAATCATCATCAGCGCGTTGCTAGCCATGTTGATGGTGTCGCCACCCATGGCGATCAGGCTAGCGATGCTGTAGGCGATGCCGTCGATTTCGACTGTGATTTGCGCCTTGTGGCGCTTCATGGCATTGCAGATGGCGATGCCGTCAGGCACGCTGCCACCAAGGCTGTTGATGCGCACGGTGATTGCATCCACATCGAGCGCGCCCAGCTCTTGCATGAAGCTTTTTGCGCTGGTGGTTTCGTCCCACCAGCTTTCACCGATGTCACCGTAGATCAAGATCTCGGCAGCGGCCAGCGCGCCGACTGCTGCGGCTGCGATGGCTGTCTTGCGGCGGATGGCGTACCAGGGTTGTGAGGTTTTCATGTGCTGAGGGCTCTCGATTGGAGAGCCCTCAGTGTCTGGATTAGCCTGTCTTGTTTCTAGGGAAGAAACTGGACAATTTTCAAGCGGCTGCTGTTTCTTCTTCGGCCTGGTTCTGACTAGCTGGTGCAGCAGTGGCTGCAGTGCCGAATGCAACGCCGTTCTTGAACGCACCATTGCTTGTGAAGATAAGCGCCTTCTCGGCCGCCTCCTTGCGGAAGGCCTCTACCTGTTCGAGCACATCGCGAGGGTTGCCGCCGCGGCGCCGGATCACTTCCACCTCGCTGGCAAATCCGGCCTGAACCAGCTTCTCCCACGCTGCAGCCTCGTGTACCGGGTTAATCCATGGCATCGACTGCCCCACAAACAGCGCGTCGTCGGCGCTGCCGGGCCGCAAATCTGGCGGCATTGGAACCACGCCACTCAGGTGCGACACCATCACAAAAGTTTCCCAAGTTGGCTGCACGAACATGCCCACAAATTCGTCGGCGAGCACTGCGTAATGCACCCACTGCTCAACCAGCTCTTGCCGCTGGGCGCTGTAAGTACCGTTGTAATCCCGGCTCACACTGGAGTAGCTCGCACCGATACCAGCGGCAAAAGCGCGCAGCTGCCCAGAACGCCACACCACCAGATTGGGATTGGGCCGGTTGCTGTCGATGAGGCCGATCTCTTCGCCCACCTGCAAGGTGTCGAGGATCATGCCCGGCTGCATACGCAGATCGCGCGGGAGCGGGTTGCCCTCTTCGTCCTTATCGACGGTGGGCCCCGTGGCTTGGTAGCCATTGGGCTCATTGCGCTTGACGTAGGCGGTCAGTGATGCAGCCACCTTTGCGGCTATGCGCTCGCTTTCCTCGTAGTCCTTCAGGTCTTCAATGCGGGAGACAACGCTGGCGAATTCAGACACGCCGCGCTGCTGGTGCAGCCGGTCGAGCGTGGCCAGGTGCAACATGCGCTCTGCCGGCACGGCTTTCAGGTCGCCTGCGGCACGCAGCACCATGGCGTCGCGCGGGTCGCCTTTGTAGACCATGTAGTTCGTGGCCTCGCCCCAGGCGTTGGACTGGATGCCCTGACGGATGCCACGGCTGGAATCATCGTAGTCGAGCGGCACAAAGTCGGGCTCGAAAAGCTCCAGGGAGTACGGAACGCGCGTGCCGTGATTGAGGTAAGGCACGGGTCCAATCAGCTCTTGTGCGAATGCCTCGCCGTCGCGCAGCCAGGTGTATGCCATCAGCCGCTGCGCCATAGGCCAGCGGTACTTTTTGGTGACGTCTGGCTTTCGCTGCCAGTCTCGGTAGGCCTCGCGCAGCGCCTCGGCGTATTCCTTGTGAATGGTGCCATCGAGGCGACGCGGCTGCGGTTCAATACCCACCCCGGATGCACCCACCACGTTGTTAACCAACACCCGCAGGGCGCCACGCGACAGGTCGTGGTTGCGTTCCAGGTAGCGCGCGTGTGCCCGCAGAGCAGCGGCTCCGCCGGAGACCAGAGCGTTCGGGCTGCTGTTGTCGTTGCGGCGCTTGCGCTGGCGGCTGGGTTTGGCGCCTTCGTAGTGCGCGAGCGCGCGGCGAGCCTGGGCGCGCTGCAGACCCCGAATGGGATCCTGCCAGGCAACGATGCGATCGATGATGTTCATGGTTGAGGTGTGATCGGGGAGGTTGCAAGATCAGCCGTCGCGGCCGTCGAATCGGGCCACTGAGAACGACATGCCACCGATGGTGGCACCGCCGTTTTGCTCAGCTTGGGCGCGGCGCTCCCATTCCTGGCGGCCTTTGCGAATCTCGGCAAGGTTTTCAGCGGAGAGGGTTCGGTTGCCGAAGGACACTGTTTTGCCGAGCAGCAGCGCTGTCTCAGCCTCCAGGTACTTAGCGACCATTTCAGTTGCGATAGTCATGCGCGCCACCCTATGCTGAATTCAGTCCACTTTCCAGGGTAGAAGCTGGACTTTTCGCAGCCGCTAGCTCTCTCCCCACGATGGCATAGATGCGCGCCCGACTCAGGCCGGTGCGCCGCCGAATGCGCTCCAGGCTCTCGCGCGTGCCGTCGAATTCGCGTCGGATGCCCGCGTCGCGCTCGCTGCGGTCGGGCGCGGGGATGTACAGCTCCTGCCCCCCCATGCGGGAGCGAAGGCCTTCCACCAACACGCGAGCAAACATGCCCGCGAGCCCTTCATTCATGCCAATGTCTTCGCGAACGATGGCCAGGAAATCGCGCTCAAGCTGTACGGCGGCGTCCTCTGCCTGAGCGGGTGTCTGATGGTCGGCGTGGTGATCGTCACGGATAGAGTTCATAGGCGGCTGCTCCAGTCGTCTGAGGCAAAGGGTGATGAGGGTCGGACGGCCACGGGGCGGGGCCGCTCAACAGGTTTCTGTGGCTTAGGTTTCGGCGTGTCAGTAGCTGGCAGCACGGCGGCGAGCTGTGGCAATGGCTGCTGACCGGACGTAGGGGCAATGTCGGCGCCCGGTGCGATCGGCAGCTCAAACACACCGTCATCGCCCTCGAGCATCAGAGGGGCCTGGCGTATCCGCCGCTCCACCATGTCCCACTGCTGGGGCCGCCGCAGGTGCAGGCGCTTGTGGCGATAGAGGTAGATCGCGTACACGGTGCAATCGAGTGCTTCGTTGCGTCGGTCGGTTCGTGGCTTCCATTCGCGCTTGGCAGGGTTGCGACGGCTCGGGATCTTGATTTCGCTCAGAAGCTGCTCGTAGAAGTCATCGCGAACGCCTTCAAACCAGTGCATCCTGCCCGGCCCATCGCCCTCTAGACGTACCCGGCCGGCATTCTCCGACCACCCCAAGATCAGGTCTTTTGCCTTGGCGCTGCCGACGATGTGCACCGACACCCCGGCCCGAGAGGCCTTCGTAGAGCGGGAATTGGGATCAACTTTCTTGGGCGGCGTCCAGATCTCTACCTTGCCGATTGCGTCCGATGCGCCCTTGAGCGCAAGCACTTCCCTGTCTGGTCGGTTGTGCTTTCGCACGAAAGCATACGAGGCATCGCTGGTTTGGCCGTCTGAGCAGTCAATGCCCGCAGCCTGGATGGGCAAAGCCGCCCCAGTAGCGTGTCGGATCCGACGGCCCAGCAATACCTCCAGGTCCACCCATGCCCCGGCATGAGCAACCACCGTGGACCCGTACAACTCACCCCAGTACACCAGCCACATTTCTTCACCACGGCCAAAGGCCCACACGGTTACCGCCAGCCGATCGTGCTGCACGTCGATGGTGGCGTACACCTCAAGGGCACCGACGGGGCACGTCCATTCGGCATATTGCTCGGCTCGCGCGCGAAGGGTGTCCTCTTCGGGCAGCTCGCCGCGGTACTCCCAGGTGATGCCCAGCGTGGAATTCCAGAACGCGATCATGTCGTTCGCGTCGCCGTGGTCTAGCTTGTACTTGGCCTCGAGGTACTTGCGTGCCAGCACTGGCACCCGGGATTCATCGAATGTGCTGAGCAGTTCATTGAGGTAGAACCCCGGGATTGAGCTTTGCGCGGTGGCCACCCAGCCACCGCCGTCCCTCTCTGCCCTGCGCAGGTTCGCGATCCGCTCATCATCTGTCCAAACAGTGGCGCAGTGCGGGCAGGTGTAGTAGGCCTGTTCGTGTTGGTACCGACCGTAAATGTCGCGCGGGGCCACTGACTCATCCTCGGGGATGGTGACGTTTTCCCAGGCCAGCACATGCGTCTCGCCGCAGGAGTGGCACGGCACGTGGAAATAGCGCTTGTCGGTCTTGCGCATTTCGGCCTCGACCGCACTGGCGTCTTTGGCTGTAGGGGTACCGCCAATGAGAATCAAATGGTCGCCGTAGGTCTTCACCCGCTCCTCGAGGAGCTTGATGGAATTGCCCTGGCCGCGCACGTCCGTGGCGGCATCGTCTGGCTCCTCGACCACCACCACGCGTGCGCTTGTCGATTTCACATCGCTTGGGCTATTGGTGCCCACCAGCTTGGCCAGACCACCGGGAAAGCGCTTTCGCAGCAGGCTGTTGCCGTCTGCTCGACTCTTGAGGTTGATACGCGACCGAAGCACGCTGCATGCCCGGATCATCGGGTCTAGCTTTTCGCTAGCAAAGTCCTTGGCGGCCATCGTGCGCGGGAAGGCGGCCACGATGACACTGGGCCGGTAGTGGATGTGGTAGCCGATGATGTTGCAGACGATGCCGACGGTGTAGCCAACCTGGGCACTTTTCTGCACTACGATCTTTCGCGTAGTGGGAAGCGTGGCAGCCTCTGCAATGCCACGCAAGGCAGGCGAGACATCCCAGCTGAATCGCCCGCGCAGGGCAGACTCTTCGTTGCTGAGCACTCGGTACTTCACGGCCCAGTCTGCACCAGATATCTTGGGCGGCGGCTTCAGGCGACGCCACACTCGAGCGTGCATCGCGCGCAACGCCAGCGCGGCCCGGCCCTCATGATCTGATGCCGCGTCGGCGTAGTTCATGCAGCTTCGTCCTCGTCGGGCTCTGCCTCGGGATCATCCATTTCCTCATCGGCAGCGCGCCAGTTTGATAACCGCCCGAGGAACTCACCGAAGCTGGCGCGCAGCAGTTCCTCGAGCGCAGGCTTCTCCATGCCGATGGCGAGCGATGCCAGGCGCGCAGGCTCACCGAGCAGGTACTCGCGCGCACTGAGCACGGCGCTGGCCCATAGCGGCTCCACTTCATCGGCGGGAATCAGCAGCTTTGCTTCCTTCAACATTTCCTGCTCGAGTCGGTCACCTTGCAAACGCGCAAGGCGGTCCTTCGGAGATTCGGACTGCACCTTGCGGATCTCTCGGTCTACGAGCCACTTCACACAGGCAGGAGCTTCGTACTCGCTGGCCACACCCGGGCCACCCTGAAACGCAACCGGAAAACCGAGCACTTGCCACTCGGTGATGGTCTTTGGGGCAACCCCAAACAGCGCTGCAATTTGCTCTTGGCCCTTCACCCTCATGCTTACTTACCCCCTGTGCCAACAGGCAACTAGAGAAAAATTGGGGTGCGAATTACCCGTGCGGCAACCCTCCCGGGAGGACCCGGACACACCCGGGGCCGTGTTGCGCATCGGCGACAGGCGGCGGGCGCGCATCACGCGACCTTCCTCAGCTGATGCCATGGCCCGGGGCCAGCCGCATCGAACACACGCTGGCGATACATGCGGTTGTGCGCGCGCAGCTCGTCGTCCGTCCACGCATTGCCCAGACCCGAGGTGGCGTACACGACGCCGACCCGCTCGCCCATGGCCTTGACGCCTTCGAGCGACTGCCACCAGTCCGCAGCCAGTGCAGGCATGGGCAGCTGGTCTTGCCATCGGTTGCCCGACAGCCACCCGCTTGCACGGGGCACGTACCGCCCGCCCTCTTCCTGCCAGCGCTCAGTCGCAGCCCATGCCACCACAGCAGCGATGATCAGCGCCTGAGTCGCAGCGTCGGGCATCAGCTTGGCCCACTGCCTGCGGGCTGCCTTCTGCATCTCCTTGCGTGGGTACACCTGCCAGAACGCATCGAAGCCATCACCATCCCCACCCTGCCCTGCATCCGGCTCCCCGGTTTCGGGTTGCTCTGCATCGCGCTCGCACGCGCCCCCCGCGACGGCGGGGGGTTGGGGGGGTATTTCTGACGGTTCTTGACGGTTCTTGGGTATTAGTGTCCGCGTGGCGGACTGGTTTAGTCCGCGTGGCGGACTGGTTGGGTCCGTGTGGCGGACGGGTCCGCGAGGCGTACCGGTTCGCGCGGCGGACTGGTTAGGCGGGTTGTCCACAGCCTGCGCTGCATCATCGGCCTGCGCCGAGAACTTCCCTGGCTCCACCCAGTATGTGGTCTTGCGACCATTCGAGCGGCTGGCTCGCACCGCGCCCCTCGACTCCAACCACGCGATGGCCTCGATCACCGCCGTCCGCCCATAGCAAGTCCGCTCGCACAGCTTGTCTATGGTCGGCCAGCAGTAGCCCTCATCGTTGGCCATGTCTGCCAGCGACACCAGCACCGCCTTCGCGGGTGGGCGCATCTGCAGCGGCCAGCACAAGGCCATGATGCGTGTGCTCATACCCCCGCAGCCTCCCGGATGCGCGCTCGCACGCGCTTGTCCAGATAGTTCTGCAGATCGCTCTCGCGGGCGATGGCATCCATGCTGATGCGCGGCTGATAGCTGGGCGCACGCACGAAAATGAGGATGGGCCGCAGCTGACGACTGGAGCCACTACCCAAGCCAGCCCAAATGCCCGGCTGAAGATGCTTGGTATTGCCTGCGCCCGCGCGATATTTTTTATTGTCCCAAGTGACAGCAGCACGGCCACCAGCCACAAAGTACGTGCGCCCCATGAATGGACCAGCCTGCTCCTTGGTGCGCTTGGTAATAGTCCCTTTGCCATAGCGTTTGACGTTGCTCCGCGCTTTCTCCAACATGTTCTGCGTGTGGCCCTGTCCAGACTGGAAGGCCTGCAGATACGAAAGCACTGAACGTATGAATGCGCCACGCATATTGCCGTACTGGTCCACACTGCCGGGGAACGGATCTCTTGGGATAGCGGTCTGATAGCCTGGCGGAAGCCATCCAGACTTACGCAAGACCACCTCGCTTTTCTTATCCGCCCGCCGCCCTCCAAACTCCTGGGCCTGCAGCACCTTCTGCGGGTCTACACCCACCTTGCCGCCCTTGCTGGGCGCATTGGTGGTGCTCAACGTGGGCGCCACCGACACACTCAGCTTTTCAGCCGTGGCCGGGAACACCTTGGGCGACCGCTCGATCCACGGCGTGACACGGTCAAATGAGCTGCGGATGGTCTTTTTCATCTCGCGCTGCACCATGAAGCCTGCGTCATTCAACGCATTGGCATAGGCCGCCCGCGCCTGTGGGCCACTCAGCTTGGCCAGCTGCTCTTGCACGGCCTCCTGGTTGCGCAGCACCACGCTCAACTGCATGCTGCCCCCTGCACATCCGCGCCCTGCAGCGAAACGTGATACGGCCAGCCCGCCAGATTGCAATCCACCACCGCGCCAGCAGCACGGCACCGCCGCACCACATTGCGCGCCGCGTGATACCCCCAGCCGGTGATCTCCACAATCTCCACCAGCCGCAGCGGCCCGTGCTGCAACAACATGCGCAGGGCGCGCGTGCGGGTCATTGCCCACCCCCAGGCGCCTTGCGCATGCGCCCACGCAGCACAGCCACCTGGTGGCCGATGGTGGCGATCAGATCCTGCGCCATCACACTCACCCGGCGCACCGCGTTGGGTGTGGGGCAGTCAGCCTGCAAGGCATCAGCCATGGCAGCGCAGTATTCGCCCTGGGCCCGCTGCTGATACATGAAAGCCTCCACCGGGTCACCGTCCGACTGATCACGCGCCGCCGGCGTAGCCGAATGATTCAGCGCCGCCGCCATGGCTTGCAGCACCGCATAGTTGCCGCTGAAAAACTGAACCGCCACCAGCTCATCCGGCCGCATGTGGTGCGTGTCGTTGTTGGGGTTCGCCTTGTGCGTCAGCGTATTGGCCGACACCCCCATGCGCGCAGCCAGCGCCACCACCCCACCGGGGTAGTTGTGCACCGTGTGATAGATCGCATCCGCCACCGTCATGCCCACCGGCATGTCGGGCAAGGCCTCATCGGCGCCATAGGCAAGCGCGGCCGGAATTGAGACATTAATTCCCATGCCAACACTCCACAGAAAAAGCACCCACACCACCCCGCACAGCGGAACACAGCGCACTTGCCTGCGCGCTGCGACCCTGAACTTTTGGAGCGAGAAGACACCCCGGCCGCTGCGCGGCTTGAACGGAGGTGCGAGTGGCAAAACCATTGACCAACCCCAGGCCACCCCAACGGCAACCACAGGAACCACACATGCCCACACCAATGGCAGACACGCAAACGAACGAACCAGCAGCACCCCCCACCACCGACCAGCGCCTGGCCGCCATGGAGCTACTGCTGCAGCAGCTGGTGCTGGTGCTGGAGTGCGAGCCCACCTTCACGGCCGAGACCCTGCGGGCATGGACCGACCTAGCACGCCTGCGCATGGCGGCAACGCAAAGCGTTGGGCTGGGCACGCTGGGGGCGCTGGAGCAGCTGCAGTTGCGAGTGTTGACGTAATGGGCGCCCGCCCTGCCCTGGCATACGATGGCAGTTCTCACACAACCAACGCCAAGGAGGGCGGACATGGGCAACGACACCAAACTGATGAGCGGCGCAGAGTTCAAACTGCATTTCAAGGACTTGCTGGCCAGCTTGAAGGACGACGACCAGATCAGCTTCGGCAGCGGGGACTTGAGCTTTTTGCGGCTCAAAGATCGCGGCCCCAAGGAAGGCCCGCGAGTCATACAGATCGAGTTCAACGAGGTGTACACGGTCAACCCAAGCTGATCAGCGCAGCGTCGTGCATGTCGGCTTTGCGGCGCAATTCGGCCGCAGCCTGCTCGCGCAGCTCCCGCGCCAGTCTCTCAACATGGCCAGGCAAACGGTCAAGCGGAAACCCGCTGTACACCGCATCCTGCCGACCCATGAATGTGCTGCGCATTCCAATGAGGCCATCCTCGCGCAGAGTGATTTCGATGGTCGCGATATCACGCATGGGCCACCCCCGCTACGGATTCAGTAGCAGTGCGGGCCTGATGCACCTCAACGTCAACCAGCTCAGGCCAGATAGTCATCCAGTCATCGGGGTACAACTCCCGACGATTCACGCGACCATCCACAAGACGCTCCACCGTCGCGCAATAGGCCACGGGGACACCGTTGCTGGACCAGCTCTGAATGGTCTGGTAGTTGGGCACACAAAGCTTTTTGGCCGCTTGAACAGCCCCACCCATCAAGGCGACCGCCCTTGCGGACGCCTCCCGGCTGGGGCGCGGACGAGACAGAGGCTGTCGGAGTGTCATGGCGTAGATCATACAAGAATATCTAGCAATGCTAGTTGATCTTGCATTGCCGCACAAGACGGCACATGGAAAGCTTGCGGATATGTCAATCCACGAGAAGATTCGCGCAGCCCGCGAGCGCAAAGGCTGGTCCATGGAGCAGCTGGCCAAGGCTGTGAGCGAGGCCGAAAACCTCGCTAAGCCACTGGCCTGGCAAACCATTCAACAGTGGGAACGAGGCGACTCTGCGCCAAAGCGCTCTCGCATGCCAATTGTTGAGAAGCTGCTGGACTTGACACCCACCGCATCTGTAAACATGGATCCGGCACCTAACTATGCCGCCGAGGACAAACCGAATTACGCAGCCGCTGCGCCAGTCAGTCTGCAATCCACCTATTCACTACTGCTCCAACTCTCCAGCACGATTGAGAAAAGCCACGAATCGGTAAGATCTGCAGTGGGCGGATTATTGAAATACATGTGCGAACACCCCGGAGAGGCCGAGGTAACCGCCCGTCGCATAGTGGCAGTTCTTGAGGTTCCGGAAACAGATATTCCGCGAAAATTTACAAATTCCCAAGATTAAGATAGTGAAGAAACAGCAATCGACCAAGCGATTAAATGCACAGCGCTACGCATCCAAAATGGCGCGGTTAGCCGCGATCTGTTTTTCGATTTTTGCAATGAGCGCGTCATAGTGCGCCATCACATCGCGCGTTGAATCTTTCGGCAGCTTGACTGTTTGAAAAACAAAAGTCGACACTGCAACCGTCACCGCCAGCCCGGCCCAGGCAATAATCTTTTCAGTCCAGCCGCCAATATTTGCCGGGAGACTTGATATTCCCCACACCCAGAGCACTAACAACGCACCACACACCAAAGCCGTGAGGTTACTACGACCTTTGCGCGCACTTGCCATTTTCTCTTTTGCAAGCAGTACGTCATTTGCACGAGCCGCTTGCATTTCAGCCAACTCCTTAGTCAGGCGAGGAATCGCCAACTCAGCCGCCGTCCGATCAGTACCACGCTGCACAGCGTGAATCGCCGCCTGCACTTTACGCAGCACCACAACCCCACCAGACCGCTGCACCACCTGGGTAGTGCCACAGTACGAACACGCAAAGCTCTCTAGATCATCCCCGATTTGCAAGGGTGCAGAGCAATTGACACAAGACAGCTCGATTAGAGACACAGCCACTCCCTCCTGTTAGTTTTACAAGCGTACCACCTGCATCCGAAGGTAACAATTGCTAGCTCTGCACATGGACTACGTATCCTGATAAGTAGCCGAAACAGCAAAAAATACTAGTTCTTCTTGTGCTTACTAGTATTTCTTGTTAGAGTCCCTCCACACGCCACCCCGGCGCCCTGGAGGAACGATGCAGACCACCGCCCCGACCACTGCCACCGACATCAACACGAGGAGTAAAGTTGAATGCCCGACACAACCATTTACGACCTCATGGACAGAGAAGAACTCGTGCGCCTCGCAGGCGAACAAGCCCTGCTCAAGCAGGAAATGTCAACTTGCAACGCTGAGCAAAACAGAGACCTCAGCATCCTGCGCAACCTCGCCAACGACATCGGACACAGCTCCGACTGGCATGCACGCGGCGTGCAGCTGCTCGACCGATTGCGCGACCGCCAGCTCAAGATCGCAGACGCGCACCGTCGCCTCTCGGAGCTTTCCAAGCTCACAGGCATCAACTGATGCCGCAGCGGGCGACGCGGCCCCGCTCAACAACCGCGCACTTGCCAACATCCGCGCGCGCCTGCGCCGCTGGGAGTTTGACCACCTGCGCACCCATTGCGCTGAGCTGGCAGACAAGCTTGAGATAGCCCAGCAACGGGTTGAGTCCCTCGAAAACGAAGTCCGCGACGCTTGGCGCTGGGGCGAACACTGGCGCGACCAGACGCAATATCTGGCGGATGAACTGCACGAGGTTGGCAAGGCCGTCGGCCTGACACAAGACGGCGAGCTGGCAGTGATGCCCGACGCCCAACCCGCAGCCAGCACGACAGACGCCGTCGCCAACGCGCTGGCCCACGCATTCAACCCCATCGGCACCCACCTGCCCGACCAAGGCGGCACCCTAGGCGCCATCATTGCCCGCCGCGACGGCACCACCTACGGCCTGATCGTTGCCGACTCGCTGCACGAATACACCGGCGAATGGGGCAACTACGGCACAGAAATCGAAGGCGCCAAAGGCCCCAACGGTGCAGCCAACACAGGCGCCATGATGGCCGCAGGCAGCCCCATTGCCCAGTCCGTGCGTGCACTCACCCTAGCCGGGCATTCAGACTGGTACATCCCCAGCCGCCTCGAAATGCTGGCGCTGTACGAGTCCTCGCCAGAGCTATTCAGCAAGGACTCCTACTACTGGACCAGCTCGCAGTACTCGCGCGACAGCGCCTGGTGCCAGGACTTCGAGTGCGGCAGCAGCCACGCCGACCGCAAGGACCACGAGTTCCGCGCCCGTCCTGTCCGCAGCATTCAACTTCAACCCTCCAATACTTCGGCACTCCCCACCACCATCGCCGAAGGCGATCCGCGCGAAATTTCGGGCGCCAAGGTGGCCGCATGACCCCCACCCTGCGACCCGTCCGCCTCTACGCCGTGCGTGCAGGCAAGACCGAGCACCACGTGTGGGCCACCAGTGAAGCCCACGCCATTGCCGAAGCCCACGGCATGGGCCTGCCCGCCTCTGCCGCGCGGAGGATCGAATGACCACCCGCCCGCAACCAATGCGCAAGCCCACCGCGCTCCCCACCCTGCGCAGCCAGAACGCTGACGCCGCCTGGATCGCAGGCTGGTGGCAAGGCAAGGTCACCGGCTTCTTTCTGGGCATGGGCTTCGCCGTGCTGATGGGATGGCTGCGATGAACGCCAGCTACCCCACCACCGACCGCCGCGCCCGTCCGCGCACTGGCGCCCACACAGCGCCCAGCTACCGCGCCTGCGTAGCCAACGCCTGCCGCCAGGGCCACAAGGCCTGCCCCACGCCGCAGGCCTGCGAGGTGACCGACGAGGCACCCGCCACCCGCACCGAGCTGGTGGGCTTTGCGCTGTGGGCTGCGGGCATCGCGCTTGCCATCGCATACGCATTGGTTTCGTGCGCCAGCGCTTGATGCGCCTGCGCGAGTAGCTATCAATTTTGAGTTTACCAACCCACTCCACAGGAGAAAACACCATGAACAGCTTTGCATTCCGCCTCGGTCAAAAAGTCGTCATCAAAGCCAGCGGCGAAGAGGGAGAAGTCGTCGGCCGTGCCGAGTACTCCAACAGCTCCAACAGCTACTACGTGCGCTACCAAGCCCGCGACGGCCGAGCCACTGAAGCGTGGTGGACCGAGGACGCACTGGCCGCCGCCTAAGACGCCCCACCCCTCCCCAACCCACAGGAGCATCCCATGCCCGACGACAACCTGAACCGCCACACCGACGTGGCCAACTTCCTCGGCGACATCGACGCCGGCCAATTCGAGCGCCTGTTTGGCGTGTCTCTCAGCGACGTGGCCGCCGCCGTGATCGACAACCAGAGCAAAGGCCGCATCACGCTGGACTTTCATGTGGAGCCCATCCCCGGCTCGCACCAGGTGCTGATCAAGCACAGCCTCAAAAGTCTTCGCCCCACCAACGGCGGCCGCGCCATGGAGGAATGCACCCGCAAGACCGCCATGCACGTGGGCAAGTACGGGCGCCTGTCGCTGGTGCCCGAGTCGCAGGGCGCGCTGTTTAGCCGCGACGGCACGCCCGTGGCAGCGATGCCGCCCGCACCGCCCACGCACTGACAGGCCCACACAGCGGCCAGCCATACCCACCACCTCACCCACCACTTAACGAGCCAAGCCCATGACCGACCCCACCAACACCGCCAGCACCATCGAAGCCATCCCCGGCCAGCTCAGCGCGCAGCCAGCCATCAACATCACCGACGCCTTTGTGGAGGCCCTGGAAGAAGGCCAGGCCACCCTGGCGGCACACAGTGCCGTCACGGCGGCCATGCAGACCGAGCAGGGCGTCACCGCGCTGCGTGATGGCGACGGCGGCGCCCGCGTGGTGGATCTGGAAGAGTACCTACCCCTGCGCCGCCGCCAGCGCGGCACCATGGAAACGGCCAGCGTGCGCAGCTTTGCCGAGTACACCAAGCAGAGCATGGACGGCGCCAGCGTGTTTGTGGACGCCAGCACCATGCGCGCCACCGCCGTGCTCAACCTGGGCGACCCCAGCGCCCCCGGCCATGCCGACAACATAGCCCGCCTGTGCCTGCGCAAGATGGCCGCGTTTGACGCCCTCACGCAGATCAACGGCCGCCACCAAAGCCAGAAGGACCTGGTCGAGTTCCTCGAAGACTGGGGCCCGCTGGTGGACGCCAAGTACTACCACGGCTCTGACGACGTATCGCCCGGCCTGGCCCTGGCCGCGCTGCGCGACATCACCATCGACAGCGCCCGCAAGGCAAACAGCCAGGTCGAGCAGCTCAGCGCAACAAAGACCACCTTTGAACGCATCCAGGCCGACAGCAACAAGAACACGCCCACCACCATCTACTGGACGTGCCAACCCTACGCCGACCTGCCCACCCGCACCTTTGTGCTGCGCCTGGGCATCCTCACCGGCGGCGACCAAATCGGCCTGAACCTGCGCATCCAGAACCTGGAGCAGCACACCGAGGAAATGGGCCAGCAACTACTGGGACTGGTGCAGCAGCAAGTGGGCGGCGACCTGCCCGTGCTGCAGGGCACCTACACGCGCGGCAAGTAACCGCCAGCCGCTATCAATTCAGCAGCAAACCACCTCAACCGACTTAGGACTACCCATGGACAACCAACACCGCGCCATCAAAGGCTATCGCGAACTGACACAGGGCGAGATTGACCTGATGAACGAAATCAAGGGCATGGGCGTGCAGCTGGCAGCCCTCACTGCCAAGGTCCGCGAGCACATCCACCAGCAGCGCATCACCGTGACTACGCGCATTGAAGGCGGGGAGGCCCAAGAGGAAGAGCTGGCGCGCATCAATGCCGCAGAACCCGAAAAGTGGGCCGGATGGGGCCACGACAGCGGCCAGACGGTGCTGATGTACCTGACGCGCGCCGTAGCGCAGCCCACCTTCTACTGAACCCAGCAGCCCCAGCGAGCCCACCATGGAATCAAAGCCCACCATGCTGCACCTGCGCTCCACACCATACGCGCTGATGGTGCGCGGCGCGCGCGTGCCCATGTTGCCGCTGATCGAGCGGGTGGGCGGCGGCTGGGGCAAAAGCCGCACCGACGCGCTGTGCATGTGGCCCGACGCCGAGAACTTCACCGCAGGCCTGCGCGCTGGAGACACCTTGCTGGTGGAGCTGCACGACCTGCACGCCCATGAAGGCCACATGCGCGGAAGCATTTTGCGCAAACCCGAGCTGCTGCCGCGCAGCGCTCAGTCCAGCAACACCCCCACCACCCCCGAGGCGGCCACCGCCTGACCACCCATGGAGCTTTTCGATGCCTTCACTCTTGGCGCGGTGCTCGGCTGCTTTGCAGGCTTTTTCGCAGGCCGGTTCGACCGCAAGTCCACAGCCCAACTCGAATACCACCGAGGCCACAACGATGGATCCAGTCTCGTCTTTAACTATCTGGTCGCCGAAACACTCCGGCCCACAAAACCCCGCACACCAGCTGGTCAGCCAGATGCCCGAGACGCAGCAGCTGGTGCTGCGCACAGCGACTCGCAAGCTGTTTGACAACAGTTTTTTCAGCATCTGCACTGTGGACTCAATGATGAAACTGGTGGGCACGTCGGCACGCACCCCGGCCTACACCCAACTCCACGCCCTGCACTGCGTGGACTACGCCGACATGCCCAAGGAGCTGCGCGAGCGCATCCCCTACCTGGTGCGCGAGTGCCTGGCCGGGCCGACTGCCGACGAGGCCACCGACATCGTGCTGGGCTGAGCCATGGGCCAGCACATCACAGCATCCAACAACCCCGGCTTTCCCATGATCGTCAGCAAATCCACCATCGAAAAGCAGGCCACCGAGGCAGCAGGCAAAGGCCAGAGCATCAACGATGCCTGCCCCTACCCCTTTGGCACCGAGGCCGCCGACCACTTCAAGGCCGTGTACCTGCTGGCGCTGCCCAAGGCCCAGGCTACCGACGCACGCGAGGACGCTACGACATGAGCAGCGCACCCGACCGCCGCGCGCTGGCCGAGGCCACGCAGGCCCTGGTCAAGACCAACCAGCCCACCACCACCCATTACGAGGCCATCTGTTCCGCGCTGGAAAAGATCGCCGCCCAAGACTTCGGCATCCCTATCAAGGTGGTGATGCAAGCCGATTTCAGCAAAGTGAAGTGAAGCCATGACAGCAACCACCTCCCACTGGCTAGTCACCGCCCACGGCCACGACCAACCCATCAGCGGCCCCGCCGCAATGCTGGGCACCATGCCCACCATCGAGGTCATCGCCCACAGCCTGGCGCAGATCAACCGCTTCACCGGCCACGCCATCCGGCCCGAGAGCGTTGCCGAGCACAGCATGTTTGTGAGCGACATCTTAGAAGGCATGGGCCTGCCACCCATCGCACAGCTTGCTGGTCTCATGCACGACGCGCACGAATGCCTGTGCGGCGACGTAGCCAGCCCTATCAAATGGGAGCTGGGCACCGCCTGGCTGTCGCTGGAGAACCCGCTGGCCTTGATGATGCGCAAGCACTACGGCCTGCAGACTGCTTACACCGGCTACCGCGACGCCATCAAGCACGCCGACCTGATCGCCCTGGCCACCGAGCGCCGCGACCTCACCCGCTACGACCCCGCCATCAACGCCCCCTGGGCCATCCTGGACACCCCCGGCGCCGAGGTGCACCCCATGGACGCCGTAGACCTGAACAGCCCCGTGCGCGTGGCCATGAGCTGGCGGCACCACCGTGATGCGTTTGTGGAGCGGTACCAGACATTGACGGCGCAGTGCAGCGCGCGGGGCGAGGTGGTGGTATGAGCAAAGAGCGCCCCATCCTTTTCAGCGGGCCCATGGTCCGCGCGCTGCTGGATGGCAGCAAGACGCAGACGCGGCGGGTGCTGAAGGTGCCGCACGAAAACCCGCTGGGCAAGTGGGAAGTCCTCCCATGGGGCGGACCAAACGGCGGCCGCACGCGCGATGGAAAAACCGTACCGTTTCAGAACGTCATCGGACACACGCGAACCGGCGAAATCATTGCATGCCCCTACGGCGAACCCGGCAACCGGCTGTGGGTACGTGAAACCTTCTACGCCTGGGGCCACTGGACCAAACGGCACAGCGAAAAGAAGCATCGCGAGGAATGGCATTTCGTTGACGAAACGATAGGCACCGGCAAGGCCTACCGATACGAGGCCGACGAAAAGCTGCCCCGACGCAAGCGCGAACTGCATGAGGTGGGCTGGTGGAAGCGCCCCGCGATCTTCATGCCCCAGGCAGCCAGCCGCATCACCCTGGAAATCACCAGCGTGCGCGTGGAGCGCCTGCAGGACATCAGCGACGCTGACTGCGTTGCCGAGAGCTGCGGCGCACTGCCAGCCGCCATCGGCTGCCCCACGACCAGCGCCCCAGGCGAAACCATCCCACGCGCCATGTTTCGCGCGCTGTGGGAATCCATCAACGGCCCCGACAGCTGGGCCGCAAACCCCTGGGTGTGGGCCATCGAGTTTCGGAGGCTGCCATGACCCACCCCACCCCCGAACCCGGCAGCTACGAGGCCCGCCACCCCACCCCGGTGCAAAAAAGCGCCGCCACCCGCGCCGCCAACGCAGCCCGCCGCCGCGCCGAGGCCGCCCGCGTGGACCGCGAAGCACGCGAACGCAGCGACTTTCTGAACAGCCCGCACTACCGCTGCCCCGAGCTGGGCCGCAACCCCGGGCTGACCGACGCCCGCTTTGCCGCCTACCACCTGCCCAGCCGCGTGGGCAACCGCCTGCACTTCCCTGACGGACGCATTGAAGAGGTACCCCAGCCATGACCCGCAAGCGCACCAACACGCCCATGGTCTACAGCAAGATGCACGAGCTGCTGGCCAGCCCCAGCCAGCCCATGCCCATCGAGAACCGGCGCCACCAGCGCATGCGCCTGGCAGATGCGCTGCATGAGCTGATGCACGCACCCACTCCCGGCAAGGTGGTAGCCAGCCACTGGCGCGGCTGCGACGGCGCCCCCGTGGAGATTGGCGACGCCAGCGGCCTGCTGCAAGACGCCATCACCGCCATGGCCAAGGCAGGCCAGCGCATGCTGGACGGCAAACCCATGCGCCTGGACGGCCCCGGCATCGAGGCCGTGCGCGCCGTCACAGATGACTACCTGACCGCGCTGGACGCCCTGCCCGCCCGGACCATGGTGCGCTGCCACCGCTCCACCGAAAAGCGCACCCGCGAAGTCTTCAACCGCATCGACCGCCTGCCTGACGGCGTGCACGTCATGGCTATCTGACCAATCACCCACCCACCGAGGAAGCCACCATGTACATCAAAACCCTCAACATCACCCTGCCGCAGCCCGAGGCGCCCCATGCTGCCCACATCGACATGGAGCAAGTGCTGCAGACCCTGCAGCGCGTTGCCGAAGGCGGAACTAACCAGCGCGCCGTGGCTGCGCCATCTGCCCCTGCACCGGTAAACACCACCGCGCTAACCCCACCCGCACCCGGCCAACCCTGGCCCGGCCAGGGCGGCATCTACATCTGCACCCTGCCAGCCCAGTTTGGCCTGCCAGCGCGCCACCTGGTGGTGGGCACCAATGAGGCCGAAGACCTGACCTGGGGCCCATACGACGAAGAGGCAGCAGGCGCCACCAGCCAGACCGATGGCCGCTCCAACACCGCCGCCCTGACTGCCAGCGGCAAAGGCCACCCCGCCGCCATCTGGGCCAGCCAATACACCGAAGACGGCCACGCCGACTACTACCTGCCCAGCCGCATCGAGCTGCTGATGTGCTACCTGCACGCGCCCCAGGTTTTCAAGACCTCGGGCTGGTACTGGAGCAGCACGCAGTTCTCGCGCTACGGCGCCTGGTGCCAGGACTTCGAGTACGGCTACAGCAACGCCCTCGGCAAGGGCAGCGAGTTCCGCGCCCGTCCTGTCCGCAGCATTCAACTTTAGCCCTTTACCCCTTCGCCACTTTCACCAACCTACACCGGCGCGCAGCGCCGGTCCGACGCAAATTTTTGAAAGGCAGCATCCCATGCGCACCCTCACTCTCCCATTGTTCGGCACCCTCCTTACCACCCACGGCGGCCACTTCGGCGCCATCCTGCGCGGCGCAGCCGCCGACGGCAGCGAAGACTACGCCCTGATCGTGTCCGAGGCATCGGCCGATATTGAAGACACCGTCTGGTCGGAGGACTACACCACCATCGCAGGCGCTGACAGCAAGACAGACGGCCCCGCCAACACCGAGGCCATGGTCGCCGCAGGCCTGCAGCTGGCCCTGCGCATCCAGGCCCTGGACCTGGGCGGCCATACCGACTGGTACCTGCCCGCCGCAGCCGAGCTGCGCGCCCTGTCGGCCACCGTGCCCGAGCTTTTCCAGCAGAAGGACTGGTACTGGAGCAGCACGCAGTACTCGCGCTACGGCGCCTGGTGCCAGGACTTCGAGTGCGGCAGCAGCCTCGCCTACGACAAGGACGACGAGTTCCGCGCCCGTCCTGTCCGCAGAGTTCAACTTCACACCTTGAACACTTAAGCCCTCCCCAGCAGCACCACGGCGCGTAGCGCCGTCCGCGCGATTTTTTGGCCCACACCGACCCCGCTTCGCACCATGTCTCTCGCCACCGACCTCGAAATCCACAAACAAGGCACCGCCCTGCTGGACCTGTGCGCCGACGTGCAGGCCCGCATACCCCGCGCGTTCCGCGCGTCCATGGGGTACCGCATTTCGGATGAGTGTGTCGAGATACTGGTGCTGATCGGCCGCGCCAACGCCGCCCGCCAGCCGCAAGACCGGGCCACCCACCTGGAGCAGCTGCTGGAGCGCCTGCAGGTAGCGCAAATCCTGCTGCGCACCGCGCACGCCAAGCGGCTGATCGCCACCAAGCTGTGGGCCACCAGCATCGAACTGACCGACACCATCGGCAAGATGGCCAACGGCTGGCTCAAGTCCGCCCGGGCACGCTACACCAGCAGCCCGGCCAGCGATGGCGCTACACCCGCCACCGCTACACCGTCGGCAGAGCCACAGGGCTACACGCCCGGCCTGTTCGACACCACCGCCGCAGCGCCTGCAGCATGACAGTCAAGGCCGCCATGCCCGTGCGCTTTATGAATCTGGTCGAGCCGCTGGGCTCCCGCACACTCGCAGCCCCCACCGCCAGGCGCACCACGGATACCACCGCGCGGCACACCAGCGCGGCCCGGTCCGGCGCAGTTTCCCCGCTGATCGGCGCAAGCCTTCGGCGGGGCGACGTAGATAGCTCGACGCTTCGCAGTACTCGCGCAACAACGCCTGGTGCCAGGACTTCGAGTACGGCAACAGCAACGCCAACAACAAGGACAACGAGTTCCGCGCCCGTCCTGTCCGCAGATTCAAACACCCACAGCAAAAGGGCCTCCCGCCGCAATGGAGGGAGGCCCAAAAGCTCAGCGACCCAGTTCGCGTCGCACGTCAACCACCATGACGCCGACTTTCTTGACCGCCGCCTTCAAAGCCTCGGGCGTAACGCGCAAAGTCGTAGTCCAGTAAGCCAACTCCCACGGCTCGTTCACATTGATGCGTGCCGCATCTGCCGGACCGCGCTTCTTCAGATCGTCTGCCATCGCTATACCTTTCACAACAGTTTCGGAGACCAATACATGGGACTTCAAATCTGCGCTCAAACAGGTGGAAACCCGAACCTAAAAATTGACACAAGTCAACCGGGCTTTGACACCCTCCTGCAGGCCTACATCGACTGCCGTCAGCACAAGCGCAACACCGCCAGCGCGCGCGAGTTTGAGCAGCACCTGGAGCGCAACCTGTGCGACCTGCACGCCGAGCTGCTGGACGGCAGCTACCGACCCGGCCGCAGCATCTGCTTTGCCATCACCCGCCCCAAGCCGCGCGAGGTGTGGGCCGCGCAGTTCCGTGACCGCATCGTGCACCACCTGCTGTACAACCACATCGGCCCGCGCTTCGAGGCCTCTTTTGTGGCCGACTCCTGCGCATGCATCCCAGGCCGTGGCACCCTGTACGGCGCCCAGCGGCTGGAGGCCCAGGTGCGCAGCTGCACCCAGAACTGGGCCCGCCCCGCCTTCTATTTGAAGTGCGACTGCGCCAATTTCTTCGTCAGCATCCACAAGCCCGTGCTGCTGCAGCGCCTGGCCGCCCGCATCCATGAACCCTGGTGGCTGGCCCTGGCCACCACCATCCTCATGCACGACCCGCGCAGCGACGTGGAGGTGCGCGGCAAGACCAGCACCCTGCGCCGCGTGCCCGCGCACAAGAGCCTGTTCAACGCGCCCGCCGACACCGGCCTGCCCATCGGCAACCTGAGCAGCCAGTTCTTCGCCAATGTGCTGCTGGACGGCCTGGACCAGTACGCCAAGCACCAGCTGCGCGCGCCGCACTACGTGCGCTATGTGGATGACTTTGTGCTGCTGCACCCCGATGCCCAGTGGCTCAGCGCCGCGCTGCGCGACATCACCGCCTGGCTGCCCGCGCACCTGGGCGTGCACCTGAACCCCAGCAAAACCATCCTGCAGCCGGTGGACCGGGGTATCGACTTCGTCGGCCAAGTCATCAAGCCCTGGCGCCGCACCACCCGCCGCCACACCCTGGCCAGCGCCCTGCAGCGCATCGAGCATCTGCCAGCGGCCGAGGTCTTCAGCGCAGGCAACAGCTACCTGGGCCTGGTGCGCCAGGCCAGCCACAGCCACAAGGAACGCGCGGTGGTGTGCCGGGCGCTGCTCAAGCGCGGGCACGCGGTGGAGGGGATGAATTTGAGCAAGGCATTCAGGAGGAATGAGGCATGACCGCAACATCCAAACACATCATTGACGCCAATGCCCTAGAGGCAAGGGCAAAGCAGCAACCCAACGACATGTTTCTCAAGGGTTCCGGCGTGCTTAAGTTGATCCAGGCGATCCGGGACCTTGAACGGGCCAACCGGCACCTCCAGGCCCAGCTTCACGCGGTGGAACCGTTCGCCTGGCATGTATGCAGCGTGAACTCCGACGGCTCTCTCAGCTTGGAACACGCCGCAGCCTGGGAAGAGGCGGCACACGAGCACATCAACAATGCGATCACTGAGCATGGCATTTCGGATGCCGCTTCGTGGGTTGTGCGTCCGGCCTACCACCCCCCCCAACCAGATCCAATGGCGCAGGCGGCAGCGAACTTGCCGACATCAGAGCGCCTGCGTAAAAAATTTGAGTCGATCGCCAGCGACCGATCGTACAAATTCAAACGATCGCGCAGGGGAGCATACGTAAACCCCGCCCTGTCCCGGGATTGGAAATGGTTTCAATTGGGCGCTGCGGTCGCAGACGGGGCCTCCAAATGACCGACCCCACCAGAGACCACAGCCGAGTCACCCCCGAGGGCCGCGCCATCGGCGCCCAGTGGGTGCGCATGGTGGAGCCCATCATTGCCCACTTGGTGGCCGAGGGCGAGCCCGACGAACGCTGCAAGTCCTGCGCCTTCCGCCCGGGCACCGTGCCCAACGGCTGCCTGCAGACCATGGCAGACGTGACCAAGGCCGTGCTGGAGCAAAAGCCCTTCGCCTGCCACGTCAACCACTACGCAGACGGCACCCCCAAGCTGTGCGCCGGCTGGCTGGCCAGCCAGTGGGGCGCCGCAGATCGCCCCGAAATTCCCTGCGCCTGGGAGTTTTCGCCACCGGATGAGGAGCAAGCAGCATGACCACCACCCAAGCCCCCATCGAGCCAGAAAAAATGCTGTCCCCAGGCACCCCCATGGTGCTAGACCTGCCCGGCGTGGCCACCACGCTGTGCGTTTCACCCTCCACCGTGCAGCTAATGGTGCGCCAGGGCGAGTTCCCCGAGCCGCGCCAACTGTCAGGCCGCAGGGTGGGCTGGCTCACCATCGAGGTGGCGGCCTGGGCTGCGTCGCGCCCCAAATCCGTGCAACTGCCCCCGCACAACACAGGGGCGCCCAAGCCCAAGGCTAAGCGGGCTGAGCTGCAGCAAGGGTGACGATACCCTCCAGGTGCGCATCGAGCGCGGCCAGCCAGTGGGCCCGCTCCTTGTCGTACCGGTACAGGTTGTAATCCCCTGCCACGCCGGGCACCACGTGCCCCAGGATGGCCTCACCCACCTCATGCGGGCAACCCATGGCCGCCAGCAGGGTGCGGCCAGTGCGGCGTAGGTCGTGCGGCGACCAGTGGGTGACGGGCAGGCGCTTGCGCACATGGTCTGGCCGGGTTTTGCAGTAGGGCTGCAGGTAGTGCACTTTGGTCTGCATGTAGGTTTGTGACTGTGCCCTGATCTCGCCCGACCGCGCCTGGCTGGGGAACAGCCATTCACCCCCAGCGGCCACCAGGCGCCGCACAATCTTTTCAGCCCGGCCAAACAGTGGCACGCGCAAATCCACAGCGCCCACGATGTGCCGGTTTTTGGTCATGCTTTTTGGCATGGTCCACCACAGCATGCCCGCCTCTTCGCGCAGGTGCTCAGGCCGCATCAGCACCAGCTCGGCCCCGCGCGTGCAAGTCCACAGCTGCAGCGTCAAAAAGTCCTGCACCTGCTGGCTGAACATGGGCATGCAGTCCAGCATCAGCGCCCGTATCTCGGCAGGCTGCAGCACCCGCTTGTCGGTGCCTTTGTGCACGCCATCGCGCTTGGCCCCCTTGCTGCGCAGCTTGCGGGCCAGCACCTGGGCCCACCAGTTGGGCAGGTCGTCAGGAATGCGCCCGGCGTCCATGGCGTAAACCCAGGCGGCAGACAGCTCTGTCTTGACCGAGTTGGCCAGCACAGGCCGGTCAGCCAGCCCGGTGATGAGGTCAAACGCAAACCGGCGGGTTACATCGGCCACCGGCAAGGTCTGGTGCTGCAGCGTAGCTTTTTCAAGCCGCTGCCGCACCGCCCGGGCGCCCTTGGCCTCGCGCCGCACCTGCAGGTATCCCGTGGCGTAGTCGCGCACCAGGTCGCCCAGCGTGTAGACCACCACCCCCTGCGGCGCAAGCGCTGGCACAGCGGCCAGCTTGCGCGCGGCCTGCGGGTCGCCGCCCGCGTCACGCACTGCCCGCAGCTCAGCCCAACGGGCAGCCGCATCCACCGGCGGCACTTCAGGGTAATGCCCCAGGCGCACCTGTTTCATCTGGCCCGTGGCCGGGTGTTTGTAACGGTAGATCCATGTCTTACGACTGGAAGACGCAACCAGCCGTAGGCCATTGCAACCTTGAACGACAATGTAGGCGCCAGGCTGCAGGGCCTTAGCTGCCCGTGCATCAAACTGCATTCGCCACCCCTTGGATTTATCGGCGGCGCAAGGTTGGAAAAACCTACGCCAAACCTACGCCGAGGCGGCAAGTGTAGCCCGTATCGCACTGAACGCTATCACTAGAACAACAAAACAAACGTGGCGCAGTGGCGTAGATTTTTGCCAATGAAATCAAGGCGTTAGGTTGATATTGCCTTGTGAATCAATGAGTTATGAAGGTTGAACAAACGATGAATATCGTTATCCTCGACGATTACCAGGATGCAGTGCGCAAGCTGCATTGCGCCTCTCGGCTCGACGCATACACCGCCAAGGTGTACACCAACACGGTCAAAGGGCTGGGGCAGCTTTCGGTGCGGCTCAAAGACGCCGACATCATTGTGCTGATCCGCGAACGGACCCAGATCACACGCCAACTGGTTGAAAAGCTCCCGCGGCTCAAGCTCATCGCCCAAACTGGCAAGATTGGGAGCCACATTGATGTAGCGGCATGTACCGAGCGGGGGATCGCCGTGGCAGAAGGGGTCGGCTCCCCTGTGGCTCCCGCCGAGCTGACCTGGGCCCTGGTGATGGCCTCCATGCGCCGCCTGCCACAGTACATCTCCAACCTCAAGCATGGCGCTTGGCAGCAGTCCGGTCTCAAGACCGCGTCCATGCCCCCCAACTTCGGAGTCGGCAGCGTGCTGCGGGGTAAAACACTGGGTATCTGGGGCTATGGCCGCATAGGACAACTGGTGGCCGGCTATGGACGGGCGTTTGGCATGAACGTGCGCGTCTGGGGGCGTGAAGCCTCGCGCGCGCAGGCGCTGACGGATGGATACCAGGCCGCCGCCACGCGCGAAGAGTTTTTTTCGCAGTGCGACGTGATCTCGTTGCACCTGCGCCTGAACGACGAAACGCGCGGCATCATCTCGCTTGAAGACCTTTCGTGCATGAAGCCCACCTCGCTGCTGGTCAACACGTCGCGTGCAGAATTGATTGAACCCGACGCGCTCATCGCAGCACTCAACCGGGGTCGCCCGGGCCTGGCAGCCGTGGACGTGTTTGAGAGCGAACCCATCCTGCAAGGCCACGCCCTGCTCCGCCTGGAAAACTGCATCTGCACGCCACACATCGGGTACGTGGAGCAGGACAGCTACGAGCTCTACTTTGGTGCAGCTTTCGACAATGTGGTGAATTTCATCAA